ATCTATCTCGTTAGCTTCTAACATACCCTCGTTAGTCAACCTTTTTACAGATTCTACTATATTTTCTAAATCAGTGTTTAATGCTTCTGCTATATTTTCTAAAGGTAGCGTTGGGTTGGCTTTAATAACACCTAAGACTTGACGGTCAAAGTCGTTAATATCAAAAGACATTCTAAACCCATCTTCATCTATATTAACTTCGTCACTCTCAAATTTAAGCTCCTTAGAGTATTTACATTTTACGTTTTTACCGCATCTACCAAACTTAGAAAGTAATAAAAGCACTTCTTGTTCTTTTTTCTTCTCATCGCTTGACATTTGTAAGCCATCTTGGTTGGATATTTCAATTCCTGCCTTTTCTGCTAACCATTCTAAACCTTGACTACCTAAGGCCGTTCCTATTTGAATTAATGCGCTTTCGCTAAATTGTTCGTTAATTGGTTTAACCCTATCTAAATAAACCGCATCCGTACCGTATAAATCTTGTATTACACGTTCTATTATTCTTTGCCTTACGTTTACATAGTTAGATTGGAAGACCTCCATCTTCTCTACTATCTCTACTCTATTACCAAAACTCTCATTAGTTTCAACGCCAAACAAGTTAGGGCTTGTAACACGATGACCTGTAAAAATCATGTTCCTAGTCTGCTCTAATAACTGCATAAATTGCTTATCAAAGTTATTAGGCATTAATGACTCTACTTTAGTTTCTCCTTCGCCCTCTTGTTGCCAAACCATCATGACACCGCCTGCCTGCTTTGAGTTAGTGCCTTGGAATTTTTTAGCAAAGTCACGTTCTATCTTTTTAGCTGTTGCATCACCCGGGTATTGACCACTAAATACAATTAAGTTGCCTGCTTGAAATCCGTTCTCTAAGTTGTTTAAGTGATAGTCTGCAATCTTATAATCTACATGAATGTAAGGAACTGCACCTACGTATTCAGGTAGTGTGTAAGTTTCTTTACCTGCTCTATGAACAGTATAGTAGTATAACTGACTTCCTTTTTTGTTGTTTGGATCAAACTTTGGGAATGTCCTAAAGCCTGCTTCTATATCTTTTTCAGTTCCTTTTTTATACTTAGTCCAGTCAGGAGAGTAGGCAAACTCAGTACCATCTGCATTACTTCTAATCTTACTAGCATCTATATGAAATAAATCAAATTTACCGTTAGGCTTCCATATAACCTCTAAAGCAATAATGTTAAATAACTCTAAGTCAAGTGTGGCTTTTTTAATAACGTCTTCTAATCCCTCATCTTCATTAGCACGTTTAATCATGCTTTGAACTTTGGCCAAATCTTCTACGTTGGTAATCTTTTCTTTATCTACTCTTAAGCCCTCTCCAGCTATGTAATGGCACTTACCTGTTATAATAGCGTTATGTATTGCAGACTTGTCGTAGATGTCTACAAGCATCTGAGGATAATTATTGTCCTTGCCAAATAACACCCAATCACTATTCTTTTTTTCTATAAACTGTGGAATGTCATTAGAGTGAAACCCTATCCACATTGGTATATTAATATTATCGTTACTCTGGGTCATATTGTACGTCTATTTCGCTATCTAATGCTGTGTATGTTACATCTGTGTTAGCTGTTGTGCTTATTACTTTTACCATCCCTACTTCTACTACTTCATCCGCTAAGTCAGGATCTGTGTTTACTGCGCTTGTCTGTGCGTATATTGTGTAGTCCCATTGCCCTGTATCGTCTAAACTTACCGTTGTTCCCTCTGTAATGTTAAATAAATTAAACCTAGAAGTAGCACAAGAAGTATCAGTAACTAGAAAGTTCTGCACTTCATTAGTAGTAACATTGGTAAAAGAGAAAAGGTAATAAGGGTTACTTATTGTCGTCTTCTCCGTTAGTGTCAATGCTACTGTGTTCGCTTGGTTTTGATATATTACTATCACTTTTCTTTCTTCTTTTTTTAGTCTTAGGGAATGTCATTTTTTTAGGCTCTGATTCAAAAATATGATCTAAACCTAGCATCCTATATTGACTATATCTTGCAGGGTCATCTTCTATAACTATTGTTTGCCTAATGTTTTTATGCTTAATAGTAATAGTTGCTCCTATCCATTTCTTACTAATCATACTTATAAATATAATTTTGCATAATTGTAACATATACAAACTAAAAAAGGCTAGAGAAAACCCCTAGCCCTTTCGTTAAACTAATAGATATGATGATTAAAGAAGTCCGCTAATAATGGTACTATCAATCATTGGCGCTTCACGCTTTTCAGTTCCTCCCATTTCAATGGTATAACCATTCATGTCTTCAAGATTTATTCCTGACTGATAAGCCGTAGTACCTGTCATTTGCAATCCACCATCTGCACCTAATAACCAATAAGTGTCATCTGTATTTTGTACGATTGCTATACCTGTTAATTTCGCTAGTGCTGCTATTTCTGCTGCAATAGATGTACTATTCTTATGGATTTTTAATCTTAGAAGTACATCCCATGCAATAGTCCTATTCTCCATACTACCTATAAAAGTCTGTGTCCAATCACTATCTTGGTGCTGAACTTCGTATTCTTTAAATACTACTGACGTTGCTAAGGTAATAGACGTAACTAGACCTGCTGCACTTTTAGCATACGCTGTAACGTCATCAAATTCTACTAAGTAGACTTTTTTAACGCCACCGCTAGATTTATTACAATCTAATGTATATCCGCTTAATGTTACACAACTCATGTTATTATCTTATTAAAAAGCAAGGGGAACTAACCCCCTGCCATTACAAATTATTATTACTGTGCGTAGTAAACTACATTCTCTGGGAATGCAAACTGCACACCTAACTTCCACTCAACTTTCAATTTGTGGATGTCATCATCTTTACTAAACCAGAAGTCAAAAGATTCCTCCTCGTTTTCAAGGTCAGTACCTACGTACATATTAGAACGAGTAGTTAAAACGATTCTGTTCTGTGAAGTAAGGCCTGGTACAACTACGATTGGAATATCAGAGAATAACAATCTACCATCTGTTCCATCTTCTGGAGCAACCCATCTGTTGTTAAGGTCAAATACTTCGTGCTGGTATTGAGTGAACCAATCTCTACCCATGAAACATACTAGGTCTTGTGCATCTCTAATGTTTTCTGGAATAGCTAACTCAATGTTCTTCATTACTGTAATCTCATTACCTGTGAAAGCAGTACCAGAAGATACACGTACAGTAGAACTAGAGTCGTCAATAAGTTTGATATACCCATCACATAATGCTAGGTTGCCTACCCCTGTGCTAGTATTTCCTTGCCACAATAGTTTCTCAACTTCGTAAGCAATCTTCTCGCTCATATCGTCTACGAAAATCTGTGGAATGTCTGCCTCATCATAAGTAGAACCAGGTGCTAGTAACTTCTGTGTAAACTTAGCTTCTAAAGTCTTCATACAAAAAGACTCATTTACTTTTAGTTTACATACAGATATAGTTCTTTGTGAGATTGTTCTATCTCCACTTGCATTGAATCCACATGATCCACCAGCTTGGAAAGTAACACCACCACCAATGTAGTTAATAGTTTCAGCAGACTTAATACCAGTCTGAATAGTTACGTACTCCATAGTACGTGCAGCCGTTACGGAATTTCTTATCAGTTCCGCTGGCTCTTCTGTATAGTTGCTTAACGCACTAACATCAAAATTAAAATCTAACTTTTTCATTTTTACTTAAATTATCTTTGTGTTCTAAGCCCTCTTTTAAAGGCAATTAATTTGTCTATTTTATTTACACTAGTTTTAGGCTTCTGTGTAGGCTGAATAGAATTAAATTCTAATACTGCTTCTACGGCTTCTGCCATTTGTTCAGATAGCTTATCTAGCTTTTCTGTGTTTTCTTTTTCTGCTTTCTCAAACTTTTCTTTAAGTTCTGTGTTAGCAGTTTCTAACTCTTTGATTTTTTCATCACGCTCTGCTAATGCTTTTTCTTGCGCTTTGAATTTCTTTTCAATCTCTGTACGCTCAATTACAGATTTAGGGCTAGGCATTTCTGCTTTAGGCTCTGGATTTACTTTGTCTGACATTTCCTCTCCTACTACCACTTCACCATCTGGAGAAATAACCTCTTCAATGATGCCACCCATAGTACGGATAATCTTGCCGTCTGCTAGTTCATGGTCACCATCTGGAGCAGGTACAATTTCACCATCCATAGATACCGTAACCGCAGCACCAACTTCCACAGCAGGCTCTACCATAATTGGAGTGCCATCTGCTAAAGTTTCATCAATGTACTTTTGAGTTGTTGCAGTAGAGTCTTCGATGTCGTTAAAAGCATCCTTAACCGCAGCTTTAATCTCTTCCCTGTTTTCTGGGTCTGCTTTAAGAAAGATGTCTTTGAACTTGTCTTTTAAACTCATGTTTATAAATATTTTGTTATACCTATAAATATAAGTTTGGAAGTATGTAACAATTTTACTATATTTGAATTATTAAAGGAGTTGACAAAACCTTTAATAGTGCATTACGGAAGAGGGATAGCGAAGTATAGTAACTACCCTCTTTTTTATTTTCTATATTCGGAGGTTATAAGTTTGTCTATATCTTTTAGTATGTCGGATTCTTTTTCTTCACTTGTTGGTATTTGGTCAAATAAGCCCTCTACACTAAATCCTTTAAACTCTCCTGTCTTAATAAAGTTATTCCATAGTTCGTCATTATCTACTTTCATAATAACGTACCACGTACCTTCTGGATTATCAAAACCTTCTGGGTCCTTTAAACCCATTTTATCATCTGTGATAAATCCACCTACATAATAAACCCCATCTGCGTGTTGGTCTTTGTCGTGCATTAGATTTACGTTTCTTTCAAATCCTTTACGGTGATATTTTTGATTGATTTGTCTAATAGTATCTTTAGAAAAATAAACGTAGAAGTCGCCTCTTTGCGGATCCGTTCTAAATATCTTTAAGTCTGGAATCATAGCAGCCCCAATAATTAATCGCTTATCTTCATCTGCTGCTTTAAACTGTATTTTATTTTGCTTATTAAAAGCCATAAAGTTTTTCATTATTGCAGGCTCATCTACTAAGGCTATGTAATCGACTCCACTCTCGTCATGGTCGTTAATTACTATCTCAAATACTTCTACTTTTTCCATACTTATAAATATAATATTCTGTTATTGTAACTACTCTACTACTGTTGCTTGTGCTTCAATACTTCCAATAGTTTGTTGTGTGCTTGTTATATCGCTTTCAACTACTACTACCTTACCTAATTCTCTGTTGTTATTAGGTTGTTGTATTAGCGTACTGCCGTTGTCAACTGCGTTAATAGGAACGCCTGCACTTGCACCACCACCACCACTACTTAAGGCGCTTACGTTTGGGCTAGGTTTCTTTAATAAGGCTGCTGCTTGCGCCATGTTAGCAAGTATAGTCGCTATACCGCTTGCAAACTGCGCTGCACCTGCTGCACCTGCTGTAACACCGTTCAATGCATTTTGTTGTGATGCTGCTACCAATGCACTAATTGCTTTTGCTGTGTCTATTGATATCTGTGCTAGTGCAAATGCTTT